ACCTACTAAACCTCTCCATGTAGCACCGTCACTTACTACAATAGCGCCTTCGGAGGCTGCCATAGTTACTACAGTCGCGCCTGTTGCACCATTCTTAACTGTTACCGCACCAGTAGCAGCTGAAGTGAATAGTTTAAATTCTATTCCTGCATTTGCAGCAGCAGCAGTAGGTAAAACTAAATTAATGTTATTAGTAGCTGCTAAAAACTGTATTCTGTTTGAGGTAGACGTTAAAGTAACAGTGCCTGTTGAACCAGTTGAAGTAGCCGGATCAGGATTGGTTACGGCTTGATGAAATTCAACTCCATCAGTACCGTTTTTAATCTCCAGTATGTCATTAGTGCCATCATGAAAAATCAGATGACCGCTTGACCATTTAGTGTGTAATGCCATTTAAATCACCCTTTCGCAATATCTCATGCGACGGTTACCCGTCGAAAGGGATATTTATTTTTTATGAATCTGCTTATTGCCTCCCCGCAACATTTTGTCATGGGGAGGCTTATTAACAGATTTCTTTTCAATTTTCTTATCATTCTTTTTTGGATGCTCCTGTTTATTTTCGAGGATTTCTGCATAACCTTCCTTTTTCAGCATTTTAGCCAATTTAGGTTCAAGGTCAGCTTCATCACCCCTGCCCCAGTATCGCCATGTATCCAAAAAACGTACTTTAACTTGCATGATTATTCCTTTCTAAATTGGATTAGCTAATTGCTGTTGGAGGAGAATCATCGGCATATCTTGCATCAGAGAGGATATAACTCACGGCAAAATTACACGCTCCGGTTGGTGTAGTTCTTAATGATACAAAATCATAGTCTGCTGCTGATGCCTGTATATCAGAAGAATCTGCCTCAATAATCCACAACTGGTTATCTCCAGAAGAATAGGCTACTGCTGAAGTAGATTCACCGCCGTCAACCAGCGTATCACTTGCAGTTGTACTGGTGTTGTACCAATAGTGAAACTTGGTAAGAGTTGCCCCTGCCCCAGTAGCGCTTGTTCCTTTATATAGTGCTATAGTTCCACTTGCACCAGCATCGCCAAAATTGACAATTCCAGTAAAATGATTGTATTTACCTAAGCTAACCCAATCACCTGAAGAAGCAGCGGCTGCTCCAGTTGCAGATGGGTCTGCATTAATTATCTTTGTTCTTTGTGCTAACATTATTATTCACCCCTTAAAATCTATATATTCTAAAATTAATTTATCTTGCCTCAAGAGCGAGGAACGGAGACACAGTTGCAGAACTGTTTTTAGGTGTTCTGGCACTTACCCATGCAGGCTGTCCGTCAATTCTAAAGATAATTCTATAAGCATTCTGGTCATAATCGAATTTTAAGTGAATAGAAGTATCAAATCTCAATCCACCGCCAACTTTCTGTCCAACCAGATACTGTCCAAAATCAGCCAGATAAATATCGCCTTTATCACCTAATGTTTCTGCGTGTTCACTGAAAACCAACTCTCTGCCCATTAATGTCTGATAAGGTTTTCCGGAAATAGTATTTCCAGGAATCCAAACAGGGACACCAGCAGTACCAACCTTGATATTCATAGCTGCCAGTTGTGGGAATGTGTCTTTGTTAGCCACATAAATTGCCTTGCCATCAGATGTTGGATTGATTCTTGCTTCCATGTTAATAATATTTTCAGCATAAATTGTATCAGCATCCTGTCCATCTTCTTTGCCTACTTCTACCAAACAAGGAGCGTTCAAGATTCCAAGAGGTTTTCCGCTTCCGTTACCGTCTAAAATTACGCCATCTATAGTCCATGCCATAGCATCAGTAAACCAGTTTCTGATTAAAGGTTCTACAGATATTGGAGAATCCTCTAATAGTTCCGGTGTTGCATAGCACATTCCAGCCAGTTTCTTCAAGGTCAGGTTAATTGAACCAAGAGAAGGTTTGCTTGATGTTAACTGTGCTTCTTCGTCAGTCCAGTACATTCTCACGCCACCAAATACAGTACTTGCATGGGTAGTATCCTTGATGTAAGGAATAGATATGCTATTGGTAGCCATCGGTATTACTGTACAACGGTTGATAAAGTTAGACTTTTCAATAGCGTCACTTAAAAGCTGTCTGCGGAACTCGGTAGGAACTAAAAATCCGCCTTCATTAGGTACGCCCACCTCAAGCCCGTCACCGGCTGCTTTTTTCTCTAAGTCCATTAATCTTTCATCAACCTTGCCAGAACCTGCCCTGTAAACTGCTTTGGTAAAGTCAGTTAAGCTCTTAAAGCCCCACTTGAGGTCTTTGTCTTTTTCAGCTTCACCTGCTGCGATTTTACTGGCTTCTGCTTTTCTCATTTCGTCTAATTGAGCCTTTTGCTGTTCTGCTAAATCATCTAATTGCTTTCTTAAATCTGCATCACGTTCTTCATCACGTTTAATCTGTAATTCCTTAACAGATGCTAAAAGTTCTTCTTTTAACTGTTCAACTGATATAGTTGCCATTCTTACTCAACTCCTTTGAGTTTGTATTTTGTTGTCTTTACCTACTATCTCCAATGAAATATGTTTCTCCCCCTGATATACAACAAAGGCATATCTCCGGCTAAAACAGTTATTTCACCTGATAATAAATAAACTTTATAAAATCTTTCCATTATTCTTTTCCAAATCTTTAATATATTGTTCTTGATATACTTTTCTCTTTTCTGTACTTTCATGTTTATTCTCAAATCTATATAATTCATTTAAAATTTTCATTGTTTCCATTTTCGACATAAGGTATTTATTCTTATGTGCTACCTTAATACATAAAACTAAAAACTCTTTTGTTGATAAATCTCTCTTTGCAAAATTACATCTTGCACAAGTAAATTGATAATTTTCTATTTCATTTTTGCCACCTACTGATTTGGGGGTAATATGATCTATATGGGTTGTTTCGTCAAAATATATTTTGTTTCCACATAAACCACATCTACCTTTTTGCTTAACCCATAGCTTTTGAAGTTCCAATAAAGTGGTGTAATATCTTGAGGCTTTTGACTTAAAGAATTTTGTAGCTTTGGGATAAAGTGCTAATTCCTTAATCCATTGAATTTGTTTTAGCTTCTCATTTGGAAAATCCTTTAGCTCAAACTCTATATTTTCTTTAAGAAGATTATCAACATTGTCTATTTGCATAATTTATAAGACTTTCCCCATAGCCTTTTTCTGTTCAGTGATAGATTTTTCTTTATAATTATCAAAGAGCTTTTGCGAATTATCATTATTGAGGGCTTTGGAAATATCTTGAATCAAGTCCTGAACAAACTTGTCATCAACTTCAATTACATTATTCTGTTTATTATCTTTTTCCTGTTCATCGGAAACTTCTATGCTGTCGCTTTCCCCAAGTTCAATAACATCAAGGTCATTGCTATCTATACTGCGAGTCCCTTCTCCAGGTCTTTCCACCCTTCGCATTTCACCGCCACATTCTGGACATTCCAGGTCTTTGCAATGCTTATCGGATTTCATCTTGTAACCGCACTTGATACATTCACAGTTATATTGCTGTTTTTCTTCCTCTAATTCAGATTCTTCCTTTTCTGCACTTTCCAATACTTCATCAACTAAAACCTTAATCTGGTTTAATTTGCCCTTGTTGGTCTTATTCAGGACTGCACCGGCTTTTAGTTGTAGCTTCTCGTTTTCCTGTTTCAGGATTTCATAAGCATATTTAAGCTCTTTATTTTCTTTAAGGATGTTATAAATTTCGTCAATGCTAAATGCCTTTGGAGTTTCCTCTACTTTGGTTTCTTCAGTTTCAGGCTCTTTGGTTTCGGTAATTTCTGTTTCTGATTCTTCAGGCTCTTTATAAACTTCTTCTGTTTCAACTTCCGAGCTTTCCTCTGCTGTTGCCTTAGCCTGTTCTTCCTCAATATCCTTGATTTCTATTTCATCTTCTTCAGGTAATTCAACTTCGGTAATCTCTTTAGCCTGTTCTTCAGTAACCAACCCCTGTTTCATAGCAATAGCAACTGCATCAGGATTACTTGGTACAACAACATCAGAGTATTCCAGTAATAGCCATTTGTTATATTTGCGCCTTGCCCCGTCATTTGCCTTGACATCTTTTTCATTATCAAAGTCTTCCCAGTCCAAAGGAA